GTAGAGACTTCTTCTTCTCTGAGCCGAACAAGAACGTCATTAACAGCTTGAAGGTATGTGGTCATGCTCTTGTTAATCCTATTTGTTCAAAAGTAGCAATAAAACTGAATGAACTAGAGGCTTCAGTCGTAATTTGAATCCTATCACCCTCTTCTAAAACGATATAAGCAACACCATTAAATTCAAGGTATTCTTTAGAAGTTAAGTTGTAAGCTGTAAGAATATCTAAAGTTGTGGCGGCACTTGAGTCATACCACTGGACAGTAATAGATTTAGTCGATCCACCAGTATTGTGAATGTACATCACAGTAAACTTGGCGTAGTAACCCGTAGGAACTGTGTAAACAGTGGTCAGCGTATTAGCTGTTGGGTTAACTCCGACTGATAGTGGTCTCATTTGTTCCTCTTAGAGATCGCTTTAGCCTTTGCTTTAGCGTCTTCCTTGGACGTTGCGCCCCAAGCTCTAAGAGAAAGTAAAAGTCTAGTAGGCTTTCCATCTTTCATCTCAGCGCCAGGCATATTGCCCATACGTGCTAAAAAGGAGGCCCTACGAGGGTTGTCGCCTGACTTTACTGGAGGCTTTAAATTACCACCAGTTTCTTGATTATACGATGCTCTCCCCTTGGCATTCAAGCCCCCTTTGGGGTTTTTTCCTTCTTTTGTTTGCCAAGCAGGAGTCTTCATATCTACCTCATCTAAATTTTGCTGTTTTCTTTGCAATCGCTTTGGGTTGCTTTACAAACTGCTTACCAGCCTTTGTGCCTTCACGTTTGGCCTTAGTGGTTGCTGCATACTCCTTAGCAGACAAAGACTTGATAGCCGCCTCGGGTAAATACCTCTCACCCGTTTCAGATGAGGGTTTGCCAGACTTGGTTCGCCAATTCTGTTTAGACCAATCTTTCAGGGACTGTTGAGGGTTTTTCATTTCTTCTTCTTTGGTGTATGACTTAAAGTCTTACTTGAAGGGGTATGTTTAGCACCCGTCATTAACTTACTGCCGACCTTGTGAGTATCACCTTTGTACAACTTGCCATCTGGCAAATAGTGTGGTTTGTCTTTGCTCATGTTTTATATCCCCCGCCCTTGGCTTTGTATTCTTTAGCAAGAAGTTGCGCTTTACGGGCAGACCATTCACCAGGATCACCTCCTGAGCCACCCGCCTTAATCTTTTCAAACAAGGCTTTACGCATTGTAGGTTTGGTGTAAACCTTTGCTTGATTGACCTTGGACTTGGTTGCCATGTCAGTACAAAACCTTTGCTGTAATTGTTCCAGATGTATATGCCGTGCAATTGGCTCTTAAATAGTTAGGAGCATTTGCAATAGTAATGATGCCATCAGCAGTTAAAGCAGTGCCAATGGTTGCGTAGGTTGTGCCATCAAGACTTCCTTGAAGAGCAACAGTAGCCGTTGTAATGCCTGTAACTTGTAGAAACGCAGGTTGACCCGCATCAGCTTGAACAGCCTTAGAAGCACCAGTTGCAACAACAGCACTAAGCAGAGTAACTGGAGTAGTTAAAGATGCCATTATTTGCCTCTTCCAGATTTCTTCATCATATTCGTAGCAGTACGACCGCCACGGGTAGGTAGACCTTTAGGCTTACCAACAGCAATCATAATCGTCATGGGCATACCTTTTTTGGTATCCTTTTTAGCCCCTTTAGGACTAGACATCTTAGTTTTTCCGTACATGATATTTCCTATCGAACTAGCTTGGTTGCAACAAAAGAAATGATACCGCCCACAACAGAGGCGATAGCCATTCCCACAAAGAATCCACCCTTAGACTTATTAGCCATCTCTAAAAGCAGTTTAATATCTTGACGAAGTCCATGAACTTCTAGCTGTAAAGCCTCGACTTGAGCTTCCAACTTGCCAAACTCTCGTGGATCAATATCAGACATTTGCTACTTTCTTTGGTCGTCCGAGCTTCTTAACAGGCTGTGGACGAGCTAAAACAATGGGTTTTTGATAAGTATCTGTCTCTTCTTGGTCAACACGAACATATCCTGAATGACCCTTCATGCTATCAATATCGTGCTGATAGGTGAAAGATACAGTGTTTCCACTCTGCAAACATCTAAAAGTAGCCATAAATACTCCAAAAAAAGGGGGTAGTTAGCCCCCTTTTAGATTAGACCAAACGAACTACAACGCACTTAATTGTCGTGCTTGCCAAGTCCAAAGTACCGCCTGATTCATTTTGGAAACGAATAGAGACAGTATTTGCGGCCGAAACATAAGGCGTGAGAGAGATGCCAGAGACATCTACACCCAAACTTACGTTCATCACAATATCGCCCAAAGCCACGCCAGGTACGGCAATGGTGTTTGTCTCACCCACGCCATCAGCTAAAGATGAGGCGTTAAGTGTTGCTGTTACTGACCAAGTGTCAGAAAAAAGACCACGAAACTGGTCATTGCCCCTACGGGAAACGACTGCGGTTGCTGCTGCCATAATAAATTCTCCTTAATGTAAAAAACCCCCCCACCCGTTAAGGCGAGGGGAAAGATGGCAACTGCTTACGCAGGTACGATCAAGGCAAAGAAGGAGGCAGAAGTCGCTGCACCAACAGAAGCGGCTTTCCTCAAGGCGGCAACACCATACAAAGTGTCAGAAGTAAACAGAGTAGCCAAATACTCTTGCTTGTACTGAACTTGTGAACGGATACCAACTTGCTCGACCAGAACCATAGAGTCCTTGTGACCCATCAAGCAGACACGGGCAGAGGCAGAGCCACTGGTTGTGTCGCAGTTGCTAGATGTAAACACGGGGATACCATAAAGGTTACCGATCTCACCATTGCGGATGGCGTTGCCATCACCCACAAAAGCCTGCTCAGTGTAACGGGCAAGACCCATCAACGTGTTACGGCTTGAAGGAGGAATGATGAAGAAGCGATTATCCATAGGAGTGTCGTTGTCATCCATACGCTGAATAGTGCGGCGAATAGCGGCATCGGTCAAAGCAGACTCATTGTTGCTACCAGCAACATAAGCTGTTGTACCATCACCACCGATAAAAGCACCAGTTGCGTAGGCGTTAGTACCTGCACCACCATTGGAGGAACGACCCAACTGAATCAAGTCTGTATCGACTTGTTTAGCCAAGGCATAACCTGCATCAGAGGTGTAGAAGTTACGCATAGAGTTCAAGGCTTGAACTTCTGCAATATCTTCAATCAATCGGCTATATTCATAGTGCTTGTTGATAGATACCTGAACTTCAGATGCTGTGTCAACAATTAAGGTAACTGCATCAGTTGCTGTTTTGGCAGAAGCTGAACCACGACCAGGGGCTGGAATGTGAACTACGTCACCCTTCTTGCCCTTGAAGTTCATCTTCATAACCAAGTTTGCTAGAACAAGGTTCTTTTTGTAACTGGCAACAATTTCATCACTCCAAATTTCAGGAATGAAGGTTGCTGCGGTTGTTACTGTGGTTGCATTGTTAGGTGCGAATGCTGTATTAGCCATGTTTAAATCTCCAATAAATTAAGTTTACTTAACTCTACCCTCTTGGTACGCCTGCATGATTTCATCAGAAAGCGCCTCATAGCGGTTAGGGTCTTGCATTTTCAGCCGAATAAGGTCAGCCCTACGATAAACTCGTTTTGATGACTCTCCAGAACCACCTACATCTACTCCAACTGCTTTCAAATTCTGCTTGCGAGTGGCTTCTCCAGCGTCACTCGTTTGCTTCTGTTTGACAGAGCGAAGTTCTTTGTAAGTCGATAACAGTTCATTGGCAGAATCATAATCGAAATCAGCATCAGCCTTCTTGAACAAATCAATGCGAACAGGGCTAGATTTGACCCAATTCGTAAAGTCCTCATTTTTAGCAATATCGCCAAAATCAGGGTGTTCTTGCGCTAACTTCTGCTGAATTTGCGCCCTTTTCATCTCTAAAGTGGCTTGTCTAGCCGCAATGATGTCAGGGTGACTATCAACTGTCCTTTGAACTGCCTTCTGTGGATTCTCAAAGAAGTCTACTTCAGGCTCTTCTACTCTAGTCTGTTGTTGTCTAGAACTAAGGTTCTGTTTAATGAGTTCATCAGCTAACTTTCTGACTTCGCCTACTTCTTGTGCTTGCTTACCAATGAGCTTTTCAGCCTCTTGGTGCATCCTCACAATCTCATCTAAACTTTTGTGCCTGTATTTATCAGGAAGTTCAGACTTGTCTTCAGCTTTTTGTGAAGTCTTCTGCTCGACAATGTCAAACTCACTTAACTCTTCTTTTTCGTTGTCAATCAACATACGTTTCCTTTTTCCTGCCGTTATCGGTTATAGGAGATTCAACTCGGCATAATTGCTTATGAGTTGAGTTTCTGCTCAGATTTCAACTTGTCGGTATGACTCTTTCCAAATTTGGCATAAGCCGATGGAAAAGAACCAGACCATCCTTCAAGTCTAAAAGCTGGCGCAGAGAGTGAACGTGCAGCCAAAGCCCCACACTCACACTTCAAGTTCGTTGCCTCATAAACAACAAACTTTTCTGTTTTGTGTCCGTTTTCACAGACGTAATCATAAAATCTCTTCATAAGCCCTCTCGCTGATCTCTTTAAGATTTTTCAGCCAAGTTAGGATAGAAAGTTCACCTTTTTTGAATTGTAGGTCTTTCTCATCAGAAACTACAGAGATATTATTCAAAGATACTATTATTTTGTCAATATCTTCTACTAAATCTTTCCACCCTTGGGTAGACATCATCTCAAA